ACTGAGAAGGAAGAGTTGACACCCAACATGCACCTGAAGTTCATGTACGGACATATCATCGAAGAGATGCTGCTGTTCCTCGTGAAGGCTTCAGGGCATAAGGTGACCGATGAGCAGAAACGCTGTGAGGTCGCTGGTATTGTTGGACACATGGATGGACGTATCGATGGCACCTTGATGGATGTAAAGAGTACAAGCTCATACAGCTTCAAGAAGTTCAAAGATGGCACACTGGTGGACAACGATGCTTTTGGATACATTGATCAGCTGAAGGCCTATGCGAAGTCCCAAGGTGACACCAAGATTGCTTGGCTTGCCATGGATAAGCAGAACGGACACCTTACTTGGCTAGAGTATGACCTCGAGAATACCGACCATCCTAAGTTGAAGGAAGATATTGAAGAGAAAATCATTGCACTAAAAAAGGCTGTGGAATCGGATACGCCACCAGACTTGTGTTACGATTCCGAAGAGGATGGAAAGTCTGGAAACCTAAAACTTTCTTTAGGTTGCTCCTACTGTCAATACAAAAAGGCTTGCTACCCAGAGTTAAGAACATTCTTGTATTACAATGGTCCAAAGCATTTGGTGAAAGTCGTAAACGAACCTAAAGTACCGGAGATTGGAAAATGACAAGAGCTGTTTTAAACAAGATGATCGTGTATCAACAGAGCAACGGCTTCATGACCTTTAGGGATGCCGTGTACGATTCAGAGGGCGACTTGGTGGGCATAGGGGCAACCCCTGCCTTCCCAAGGGGTCTGAGCCTCGATGACCTTCAGGCAGACCTTGAGGAGTTCATGGCAGCACTGGATCGCACAGTTGTTCTTGAGGACGATCTTGATGTTGATGAAGACATCGATCTGGAAGACTTTGAGGTAAATGGGGAGCTAGCAAACTGATGTTTACCATAGAAGAACTAAAAGAAAAAATCGTAGAGACATACGATCCAGACCTTCTGGTAGATGTTCTTAAGGTGACCACAGAGGAGCTAGTCGAGGTGTTGACAGATCATATCGTTGACATGGCAGACTTCTTTGAAAAGGAGTTTGCAGAAGATGCTGAAGAATAACCTAAGATGGAAGAATGCAACGAACATCACAAACTACGTAAGTCGGCTTGAGGACTTCTTAGGTTTTATTTACTTAATTGAAATGGAGAACGGAGAATACTATGTCGGAAGAAAACAATTTTGGGCTAAAAGAGGCAATGGATGGGTTGAAAATGATTGGCGACAATACTGTAGCAGCAGTAAAACAATACAGCGCACTCCAGAATGTATTGTTAGAAAGACTATACTCGCTATCTTTAAGTCCAAATCAGCCATTAGATTTGCAGAAGCATATGGAATCATCAATTCAGGGGCTTATCTCGACACAGACAAAGGCCTTAACTGGAGCTTTGAAGGGTCTCGAGGAACAATCAAAATGGACGAAGAAGATGCTGAACAGTTTAAACGCCTAAGTGCTTGGTGCACCCGCTGGAAAAAGAAAAGAGAAAAGGAACAATGAATACATACGAAACTTTTATCGCCAAAAGCCGCTACAGCCGCTTCCTAGATGACAAACAACGCCGTGAGCACTGGCCTGAGACGGTCAACCGCTACATGACGTTCATCGACAAGCAGCTGTCCTCTAAGCATGGATATGTGATGCCTGAGGAGCTTCACGAAGAACTTCATGCTGCCATCCTGAACCGTGAAGTAATGCCTTCTATGCGGGCTGTAATGACCGCTGGTGAGGCTTTGGACCGTGACAATACCGCAGGGTACAACTGCAGCTACTTGCCCGTGGATGACGTTAAATCGTTTGACGAAGCCATGTATATTCTCCTGTGTGGTACAGGTGTAGGCTTTAGTGTCGAAAGCAAGTACGTTAACAAGCTGCCTGAAGTACCAGCATTGTTGTTTAACAGCCACACCAACATCGTGGTTCGTGATAGTAAAGCAGGCTGGGCTAAGAGCCTTCGTCAGTTAATTGCTCTGTTGTACTCTGGTGAAATCCCGACATGGGATGTATCCAAGGTACGTCCTGCGGGTGCTCGACTGAAGACCTTTGGTGGTCGTGCGTCAGGTCCCGGACCACTGGAAGACCTGTTCAAGTTTGTTGTCGGTAAGTTCAAGGGTGCCACAGGTCGTAAGCTGACCAGCCTCGAGTGCCACGACATCATGTGTAAGATTGGTGAAGTAGTTGTGGTGGGTGGTGTTCGCCGTTCAGCCATGATTAGTTTGTCTGACCTGACAGATGACCGTATGCGTCACGCCAAGGCAGGCAGCTGGTGGGAACGTGATGGTCAACGTGCTCTGGCAAACAATAGCGCCAGTTACAACGAGAAGCCCACTGTAGGCGAGTTCCTGACTGAATGGTTATCCTTGTACCAGTCACACAGCGGTGAGCGTGGTATCTTTTCTCGTGCAGCTGCTAAGACCACCGTGGAGAAACTGGGACGTAGGGACTCTAGTTATGACTTTGGTACTAACCCCTGTTCAGAGATTATTCTCCGTCCGTACCAGTTCTGTAACCTGACAGAGGTTGTTGCCCGTGTGGATGACACAGAGGCTATGTTGGCACGTAAGGTTCAACTTGCGACAATCCTAGGTACCTTCCAGTCTACCCTGACGGACTTCCCGTACCTGCGTCATGTGTGGAAGAAGAATACCGAAGAAGAGCGTCTGTTGGGTGTGTCAATCACAGGTATCTTGGACTGCCCATTGCTGAACAACGTTGATGATTCAGGCTTGAAGGATCGACTCGAGAGTATGCGTTCATTGGCTGTGGAAACTAACAAGGAGTTTGCTAGTGTTCTCTCAATTCCTCCCTCAGCTTCTATCACATGTGTTAAGCCTAGTGGTACTGTTAGTCAGCTTGTTGATTCTGCTAGTGGCATCCATGCTCGCCATAGTGCTTACTATATTAGACGAGTTCGTAACGATAATAAAGACCCCATTACAGCGTTTCTTAAGGAAAAAGGAATCCCCAACGAAGCAGACGTAATGAAGCCTAATGACACCACGATCTTCAGTTTCCCTATGAAGGCACCTGATGGCTGTGTGGTCCGTGACGACTTGGATAGTTTCACACACCTGAAGCTCTGGTTAACCTACCAGCGTCACTGGTGTGAGCACAAGCCCTCTGTGACCGTGTACGTCAAAGAAGACGACTGGCCTGCTGTAGGTGCTTGGGTGTGGGAACACTTCGATGAGATTAGCGGCATTAGTTTCCTGCCGTGGGATGGTGGTAGTTATCGCCAAGCACCCTACGAGGAGATTGATGAGGCGACCTACAACAAGCTACTGGCTGCAATGCCTCCTGAGGTTGACTGGAACGATTTTATCGAGACAGACGACAACGTGGAAGGTGCACAGCAGCTAGCATGTGTGTCAGGGGTCTGTGAAATATGATAGTTATTTACACCAAAGACAATTGTCCGGCGTGTACTACTCTGAAGGCCACCTATGCTCAAAACAAGGTGCTCTTCACTGAGGTTAGGATAGGTCGAGATATTAGTAGGGAGGAGTTCATGGACACCTTCCCAGATGTCCGAACTGTACCGCATGTTGTACAAGTAGCAGAATGAAGAAAGGGGCCTTAGTAGCCCCTTCTTTTATTCTTCTGTTGGTCTAACGTAAGTGTTAAACAAACCGCTTGCCTGCCTTGCAGTACCGAAGGCTGTAGGTGAAGCTTGATTTATATCTGCTATAATACCTAAAGCTTTTTCTTTACTGGCATCTCCACCCATCATACCAAAGTTCTTGCCTTCAAAACCAAACTTTTCTTTAGAGGCTTTTGGTAACAACTTCTGCATTGCTATATTCTTTGAGAACGGCATAGATACCATCATTTGATTATTCGGCAGGACTGGTTTGGTGAACTTCTCAAAGTAGTTGTGTTCGTCTGAAATGACCATTGTCACGTTCCAGTTTTTATCTACTTTATAAATAGCGTTAACACCGCCTTCTGTAATTGATGTTCCGGGAAAAGCGTCTTTAATCCATACACCACCAGCAGCTTTCATTTCAGGAGTCATCTGGTCTTCAGGAATAATATTAAAGTGTTTCCTTCTAAGCTCTTCCCCACGACCTTTTGTTTTCAACATGTGCTTCGTGCTTGCGGTGAGACTAGACTCTACTGAAGTTTCATCTACATACTTCTTAAGATAATCCCTAAGCTGATCATCGTTATCAAACCTGTACTTCATTCCGGGTACATCTTCAATGTCATCAAAAGCTTTAGTCAGCGTTTTGTAGACAGGAGAATGCCAAAGGTCCCTAGAGTGTTGTCCCGATAGTTGTGCAGACCCCTTAAGAATTATGTTTGCATCCGAAGCCATCCCATCTTTCCAAGCATTACGGACATGTGATTCAAAGGCATCGAAATCTATATCTGGAATATTTGCTTGGTCGAAGGGTTTAGCCATCTCCTTGTATACACCGGGTTTAGCTGTTGTAGACTCAGCCAGCACACCAAAGTTACCAATGGCTTGCATTTGCGGAGAAACTACACCTTCCCGTCCAGACTGCTTGATAATGTGTCTGTTATACATACCCTGAGCCATTAGTTTTTTAATGGCATCTTCATCGGTCCCAGCTGTCTTAGCCATTTGTTTTACCAAAGGACCTATCCCCTGTTCTTCATACAAAGCTTTTGCTTTGGGATTAAAGTAATATGTTATTGCGTTCTTAGCACCTTCAGCAGCCCATCTGCCAAAACCCATGACACGACCTAATCCTGTCTCAATGTTTTGTTTCTGAGAAGCAGTCAAAGGCGCTCCAACTTTCTCAGCTAGCTTGGTTACACCTTCTACCAACTTTTGTTCAGGAACAGACATGCTTAATGTTGATGCTCCATACTTCCCGGGTATGAGGTTTGAAAAGGCTGTCATACCACCACCCCTAAGCGCAGGGTTTGTGAAAGGAACGACAGTAGACGCACCAACCATGTTAGTCATGTTCCCAAAGTCACCAAGCATACGCTGTTGTTCTGGCTGTAGAGAACTGTACCACTGACTAGCAATCTTCATGCCTTCTTGGACTGTAGGTGCATTCTTAATGGCAGAAGCTATGCTTTTTGTGGCGTTGATTAAAGGGTCTGTAAGCGCATCAGGTGTAGCCATGTCTGCTACATTGCCTATAATCTTCATGGCAGCGCCCCCAAGACTGCTTAACGCATCGCCCGTCATCTTACCAGCTTGCCCAAGAACAGCACTACCGCCTTCCTGAGCGCGTTGGGCGTATCCTAAGAAGTCATCAGGATAAGCTTTGTCGATAGTACTAAATCTATCAGAGAGTTGATTAATATTTTTTACTAAATAATCATTAGTTAAAACATTAGGCTCCACAGCGTTTATATCAAACTCATCTGGAACAAAGAAAGGGTTTTGCAGTCCCGTAGCCATTAACGTGCTCCTTCAAAAGGCATCTCTCCAGACTGCCTGCGATATTCTTCCATAACTTCTGCTGCGGTGATGCTGCCCTCACGAGAGGAACGTTTCTTGAACACCTCACCCATCTTACGAACAATGTCAGGTCGTTTGGTGGCGATAGCCTCAAGAGCCTTTAGACCTCCCTTAGAGTAGATAACAGGCGTAGCTATAAGGGCTGCACCAGCAACTGCAGGGTTCTGAAGGGCACCGTAGCCCCCTGCGAGACTCATGGCAACACGACCTTCAACCGTAGAAGCAACCTCAGGTGACAAGATTTCCACAGCATCGTCACTCACTTGTTGTCCTCTAGCACGACCTGCGGCAAATGCCCGCTTACGTCGAGACTGGTCACGCATACGGACAGCTGACTGGTAGTTCTTAGGCGTAAAGACACCGTTTTTAGCACCACCGTTGGCTGCAGCAGTCTCCATAACCGTCAGGTCAGCGTAGGCAGCATTGATTTTCTTGAGCTGTTGTGCTTGCTTAGGGTTCTGTGAGGACAGTGTATTACGCAGTGTCTTCAACATGTCAGACAGAGCATCAGCAATGTCCAAGTCAGTTGGGTTAGTAGAACGTGAGTACTTACCAATCTTGTCGTTAACGGCTGTCTCTATGTTCTTAAAGGCTTGACCAGAGATAATCCCACGACCTGTGTCGTCCACAGGAATCTGAGAGTACACAAGGTCATTGATCAGATCAGACAGTTCTTGTTTCTTGGCTGCACTTGGAATCTTAGAAGCAGGTATAATCTTCTCAAGAAGAGACGCAACACTTTTGTCGAAATCAAAAGTTATTTTGTCAAGAACTTCGTCATACTTACGACCTACAACCTGTTGTGTGTAAGCAACAGCATCACGCCCAATAACCTCATCAGGAAGTGTTTCATCTACCTTACGCAGAGTACGGTTGATAATACCCTTGTTAAACTGGAACAACTGACGTTCACGGGCACCACTAATGAACGAACCAATAAGTGGAATGTTCTGAGCAAACTCTTCAATAGCCTTAGCCTGCTTACCAAGCATTTGCCCGGGTGTCAGGGTAATACCTAGTTCACGCATGGTCTTCTCTGCCTGAGTAACCAGAGGGCTGGCAGCACGACCAATGATTTGAGCACCAGCCATACCTACAGGACCTGCTACACCACCAATGCCTGCCTGTGTAGCCTTCTGTGCAGCAAAGGATTCCTCAGACATATCTGTGACAGGCTGAAGGGTACCAGCGGCTGCACCTGTGCCTGCTGCTTGGAGTACGGGAGAACCACGAAGCAACTGAGCACCACGGACACCCACTGCAATGTTTGCTGGGTTTAAAATGTTACCTGCAAGACGGGAAGTATCAAAACCTTCACCACCTTGAGCTGCTCGAGAAGCTTGGTACTTCTGTTCCTCCTCACGAGCCAGAGCGTCCATCTTAGCCGCCTCAGAGGCAAAGAAACTGCTGACCACGTTGGGGTACATACCACCAGCAGAAGTCAGCGTCTCAAGGCCCCTAGGGAGCATCTGAGCACCTGCAGTGATGGGGTCCTTGATACCCATCAGGAAACCAGAGGTAATGTCCCCTGTGTCCACGGAACCCATGGGTTTTTCCTGTGTAGGAACAGTAGGAGCAGCCTGTTGAGAAGCACGTATTTCAGCACCAATCTCATCAATCTCTGCATCAGACAAGGGGGTCTCACTTCGGACCTTCTTGCCTTCTATTAGATAAACTGGCATGCTTACTCCTCAATAATTTGATACTTAGTACCTTTGGATGTCGTAGGTGCACCAGTTGACGCAGGTGCTCCTAAGGGACTGAGCTTGCGACCTAAGGCTTCTTCATAGTTATTAAAATAACCTTCATCCAGACGTTTATTATACTTTTCTAGTGCTCGTTCTGCAACATTCTTACGAATTCTGGTAAGCTCGATCAGCGTGTTCTTGTCCATCTGAATGGTACCTGTGAAGACACCACGTAAGAACTCACGTTCAGCTGGTGTATCCAGACCACGAGCACCGATACCAAGAGCATCAATCATTGGGAACACTTCAGAACCCAACAGTGCGTCTAAGACTTGTGTATCAGTTACGTTCTTACCTGCCTTCTTGTCCCTCAGGAACTGAGAGCGTACACGGTTCACGTTCAAAAGAAGTTCAGCACCAATACCTGTTGTTACATCACCTTTTGTAAGCAGGGTCAGCGTCTGATCAATCTTTGGTAAGGATTCGGATGCCTTCTCTGCTGTATTAACGAAAGCAACATCTCCTTTGGCAACCTCAGTACCTACAGTTTCTGCATACTTACTCTTACCTTTTTGGTCGAGCGTTATTGAAACTTTAGGTGCTTCGCTAGGAGCTGCCCCTAAGACTGTTCGTTTGAGGATGTTTCCTGCAGCGTCTGTAACAACAGCCTCTACATTTCCATTAACCTTTTGGAAGGAAACATTGTTCTTTGTCTGGTTTGTCTTAAAGACTTCCTTGACATACTCTTTGTACAACTCAGGGTCTGAGGCAATACCTGAGGCAAGCTCTGAATCAATATCAGGAGTCAATCTAGTGATAGTCTGGGTGTTGCGTGTAATAGCAGCCTGTTTGGTCAAAATCTTATTAGACTCTTCGGCAGCAGTTTTCTCAGCAGCTTTAGCAGAAGCATAATCCTTCATTAAACTTGCACCAAGAGTACGATCACCAGCAGCAAAAGCAGCCTTAGCTTGCTGAAGAATACCCTCAGAACTCGTGAGGTCTGCTTCACCCATACCAATGTCAAACTGACGTTTATCTGCCTCCTTCTGCAGCTCCTGAAGACGCTCCATGGCAATCTGAGCCTCACGACCCATACCTTGGGCTGAGAACAGCTCATAAGCCCGTGTAGCCTGTGCTAGAGGGTCCGAACCTTTAGCAGCCTCTGCCATGATCTGGTCGATAGCTTGTGCTTTGTTGGCACCCGGGGCATCGTAGCCAAACATACGACCTAAGCCATAACCTAGGAGGGCACCAGTGTTTGTCCCTGCTTGTGCAAGCTGAGAATACAAATCACCACCTGAGGTAGGACTTGTGATTCCTTTTAGGTAGTTGCTTCGTAAAGCTGCAGGAGATTCGTAGTCGAATAATTTATAGATACTTTCAGCCATCTTTATCTCCTATTAGCTGCTAAACAAACCTGAGAAAGCATTTCTCTTGGTTGGGTCTAAGCCAGCAATTCCTTGCGCCAGACCGCCAAACATGTTAGCTTGGTTAATGCCAGCTGCAAGGTTAGCCTGAGCAGCCCCTTGACCGCCAGCAAGCAACGCCTGAGCCTGTCCACTTTGGGATACAGCCTGTTTAGAACCAATGTCAGCACCCAGCGTAAGCGGACGGAGACCAAGTTCTTCGATACCAGCACCAGTCTGGAACAAGCCAGTACCACGAGCAATTGCCTTATCAATGTCTGCTTGAGCCATCTGTTTTGATGAGGCGGCAAGCTGTTGATCTATCTGAGCACGAGCTAGGTCACGTTGATACTGTTGTGGATTGACATAGCCAGTACCCATGCCAGCACCCATTGCTGCGCCAGACAACCCTAGACCAATACGACCCTGTTGGAGCTGTTGTTGACGTAGGGCAATGTCCTCAGCACCCCGACCACCAGCCATTAGAGCTTGTTGTTGGTTATAGTAGTTCTGAGCAGCAAGTTGTGGATCAGCCTGTACTTGAGACAAGAACTGTCCAGCACCACCATACATAGAGTTCCTAAAGGCCTCTAGTACAGGGTCTAGCTGGTAGCCTGCCTGTTGGGTCTCAGGGTTAATATACCCTGTTCCAAAGCCAGTAGTGACTGAATATGGTTTAAACTCTGCAGCTTTAGCAGCCGCCTGACCAGCAGCCTGTTGTGCTGCAGCGGACTGTGCACCAGCTTTCTGTGCTGCGTTTGCTGAAAATAATGTACTGCCTACGACAGCAGCAGGGAGCATCCATGGCATGATTATACCTCTTTCTGAATTAAAACTTCATCCACTTTGTCTGCATCTGTTTCATCAGTAGCGTGGATACAATACCAAACACAATCCTCTAAAGCTAAAACTCCATGAGAGATTTCTTTTTCAATGTCAATACAACAGGGTGCTTTATACACTTCTAGTTCGCCTTCTTTATTTATAACGACAGAACCCTTGGCTAGGATTGACAAATGTGAATATGTATGCTTATGCTGCTTAAGAACCATGTCCTTAGGGATAAAGGTTTCTTTGGCATACAGACCGTCACTAAAGTGGTGCTTAATCTCAGGCAACATTAGTACGTACCACCGTCAATTGTGGCACCGTTTAGTGTTGCAATTGTCACAGTTCCTGTAAACGTAGGGGCAGCTGTGTTTGCTTTAGAAGCTACGGCAGTCGAGATGGCGTTAAACTCATCATCAATCTCCGTACCCTTAACCAACTTACCTGCATTGCCTGAAGGAAGTGTATCCTTTGCAGCGAAATCTGTGAGTTTCGTATAATTAGACATTAGCTAATCCTTCCTGTTTTAACAAACATATCCAATTTCTGAACGCTAATTTCACTTCCTTCGACATTAGCCTCAAAACCAATCTGTATAACTTTACCTGACCCTTGTACTTGAGCATTCACCCTGTCAATTAACACACCAGCCGTATACTCAGCAATGTTGTATTCTGCTATACCATACTCGCTACCAACACCCTCGTTGATTGTGAAGGGATATGAAAAAGCAGCACCTAAGTAATCGTAGCCTGTTTTGACAACAAACGATTGACCACTGCCACCAATAACAGTTATGCTCACCTTCTTAACAATCTTGGTCATAGAACTGTTTTCCATGTCCATGTAGTTAGAGAAGTATTTCATGCGGTACTGTGTGATGTCGTCTAAGTAACCAGTGTATAAACCAATACCATTCTTTTTACCAAACAAAACATTACGTGCACGGTTGCGTAAGAAGGCTGTAGTCTTGGTTGACCAAGTGGTAACACGAGCAGAGCCATCTTCTAGTGCTTGACGCATATCTAAGCAATAGACAGTGGATGTCGAAGGGAACGAAAGAAGATAGAAAGCATTTACTTCTGAGTAGACACTCTTAACCTTGTCGTATGTTCCTACAATACCAAGCTCAGTACCCATTGTTTCCAAAAGGTCATCACGTACATTCTTTGTTAAGTCACGCATAGGCAATGACTTTTCTTGTAACAGACGACCTAAACTACGAACACCTGTGTCTGACAAAAAGATTAAATCACCACCAGTACTTTGAACAGAATCACGGGCTACACAGCCAACACCAGCAATAACATCGTTTAACTTAAAGTCTCCTAATGGGTTACTTGCTCCACCGTAGATAATTATATTACGAGAACAGAAGATAATTAGGAAGTCATTGTGAGCCGCTATGGCTGTTATTGTGTCTACGTTGTTAGGTAGTACAGCAGCAATGTTTAATGTACCGCTAGTGCCCCCATTGAAGGCTGGAAAGGCTGTGTCAGCAATGTCTGTTGACCAGTAGACTGTAGACCCATCATGTACCCAGAAACGACCATAGGCAGCTAACACATCACGAGGATAGCTAGTGCTATAACTCTGAGTAACACCCGTGTAATCAGTCATTGTCTGAGTTACAGGAGATGCACTTTCAGTGTAGATGACAGGCTCGTGACTAGCTTGAACAAGCATAGCATGGTCGTTTAGAGTAGCTACCTTCCAGTTGTTAGCTGTAATGGTATAGAGGCTAGGAGTAACATCAGTCAAGACAGCACCCACACCGCCTGTAAACAACTTATTGTTCCCTGCACTAAGGGTAACAACAGTGTCATCTGCGTTGGTATGTTCAGCCAACATTTCGATATTAAGGTTAGCTAATTCATCTACACCAGTAGTAGTTTGTTGTGTCCAGCCTTTACGAGCGCCTAACCGACCAAACTTATCAATGATACAGTTGTCAGCAGTAAGTGCAAAGTTACTGGATAAAGTAACACTACTGTCCTGTGTGTTAAGCCCGTAGAAACCGGGTGATACGACAGAAACCGTTTGTAGTTGTTTCATACGCTATACCAAATAGTATCCTCTGGATGACGAGCGGCATCTAATGCAATCTCATCTGCCAATGCCGACTGAGCAGCAGCGTAGGCGTTCATACTTTGTTGACCACCATCTTCACCACGCTCCTCAATCGCCATCGCTGTGGCTAATAGAATGATGGGACGAGTAGGAAGAACAATGGTATCCGCATCGTCTGATAGGGCTAGGTTTCGCTGAGTTACGTTAAACCGTAAAGAGTAAACAGCGTCAGGAATTGGGTAGAGATCAACTTGTGTATCTCCATCTGCACTAACCCCGTTGAAGTTATAGAACATCGGAGTTCCTGTCTGAGGCGTTGCTGTTAGAAACTCCCTGTTAAACCAGTTAGCATCTTTGTACAGCATCTCAATATCGTCAGAATCATTCCAGACATCTAACACTTTGAAGTTATTACGTGTACCATTCAGTTCGTAGTTAAACACACCACTTGTAGTATTTAATGTTAATGTGGTACGCAAAGCACTCCAGTCCCAAGCAGATTCTACCTGAGCCTTTGACTCATTAACAAAGTCACCAATCAGACGAGCGTAGCTATTAGAGCTACCAGACCCTTGAACAGTGGCTACTTCACTCTCTCGAAGCCTACGCATCACAGCATTGACAAGTTCTAAGTATGTCATTTTATTCCTTTATTCGCCATCAAATGCAACAGTCTGTGGTTCTTTTCTTAGGTCAAACGTGATGATACAGCTTTGAGTTGCACCTTCTTGTGGTTGAATAACAAAAGAATCCCCTTGTTGCATTACAATAGACCCATTGCTAAACTGAAGATAACTATGAGAAGACATTGGGTACAAGTCAATAATCTTAATCTTGTGGTTAATGTCGTGAGCGTGTTGCCAATAAGCCGTGGTAGTCTTGTTGTTAGCGTCAAGGTTAGAGATGAATAACATATCCACCTCTGCCTTGTATCCTTGTGGGACTTCAAAGATTGTATTAGCTACCCCAGCTGTCAGTTGTTTACCTACTGAGTGTCTCATAATTAAAACAAAGTGCCCCAAGAAGTGTCACCATAGGTAACATCAGCACCTGTTCCTGTGGTTGGTGAGTCTGGAGTATAGCTAACACTAGAACCGTCACTACCAGAAGAAGTATAACCGGGAGCTGAATACTGGATAGCCTCTGGACTATATGTCGTTCCTCCGCTTCCAGTGACAACAGGGGCTGCTACACCAGCAGGTTTAGGTGCATAAGGACCTTGGTATCCGCTTTTATCTCCCATCATTACACGTAAGTTACCTTGCAGATAATCCTTATAACCTGTGGGACCATATTTAGACAAACCTAAAACAGTTGCTCCCGGCATAATAGCATTACCAAACAAAGTCAAACCAGCAGCCATTCGGGCACTGTTCTCTTCTTGTTCTTTACTTAAGATTGCTTGAACCACATCTTCTGGTAAATTAGCCTCCCGAAGCTGTGCTTCTCGTTCTGCGTAATAGTTACGACCACCAGTGTCTCCACCAGAGTCCCCACCAGTAGAGGGCTGAGAACCAAACAAACCACCAAGACCAACATCAGGTGCGTCTTTCTTCAATATTTTGTCAAGACTACCAAATTTCTTCTTTACATAACCAAAGGGATCAGCTTGGTAGTCTAAAGCATCCTGACTAAGCATACCCCCTTGCTCAAAGTTAGCATAGGGATTAGAACCTTGGATAGGCATATAGCTACCCTGAAGACGCTCATAGAGGGTCGTATCGGGTAATGCTTGCTGGTAGGTTGGATACTGATAAGCCATTACTTTTTCCCTTTGTTTCTCTTGGCCCGCATGTTGCGCTCAGGAAGACTACGGCCTGCTTTAGACATTGCAATAGCAATTGCCTGCTTCTGTGGTTTGCCAGACTTCATCTCACGACGAATGTTCTCGCTGACTGTCTTGTTGCTACTACCCTTCTTAAGTGGCATCTTAAGTACTCCTAAGGTTTATTATCTTTATGTTTAAATACTAAGTACTTTAACCTAAGTATACTAATGTATATAGTATACCATATTTTTGTCTTTTTGTCAAGTACTTTTTACCATTTTACTTTGTCTGC